CATAGAGTCGGTGCGCCTGTCAGATGCCGAAAGGCTCTACTACCGAAGCAAGCCGCTCCGATACATCGTGCCGACAATAAAGAGAGAGTCGACGGCCGAGTACAACCAGGGGACGGTCCGAGCCAACCTCACAGCCAACTTTCCCGTCCAGCTCCTCGTCTGGTTCATCAGAAACAAGAATTATGAAATTATCAAAAATTCAAATTTCTACGACGTGCGCTACCTCTATGGCTACGCTTCACAGTACATCAGCACGTCCATCCCGCTTCCGTTTCCACAGGGGCCCTCCAAGTACATAGACGCCATCCAGTCTGTGAAGATCACCATGAACAACGTCGACATCCTGGACACGTTCGCAAACGGCGCGTATTGCTCGTTCCTCCAGCCCATGGATCACGGTCTGTCCGTCCCCCAAAAGAATATTTACATGTACTCGTTCGGATTGAACATTACTGAATATAATCAGGGCGGGTACATTGATTTTTCAAAGTTAAATTCACAGACGTCCACGATCGCTCTCACCTTTCTGCCCGAGCTCGCGAGCTCCATCACCAACTACTCCCTGTATCTGTTCTACTACGGGTACTCTATACTGGAATTTCAGGGGGGCTTTGGCCGATTGGTTTATGTGTAAGCATGTACTCTATGATGCCGTTCGTCAGACACCACTTGATGAAGTTGAGTTGGGCCACGGTCGTCGTGAGCCCTTGGAAGTTTATGCGCTCCGTTCGACAAAAGGGGTCGAAGAGCTTCTTAGAATAGCCGTCAAGACTCGACTTGTAGGCGACGTGCACCGTAAAGGCGCGCCCGGTCCGAGTCGTATACGTGACGTGACGATTCTTTGCGTAGTTGGTGACGAACCACTCCAAATTCCGCAAAGAAATACCCTGACTCTTTGTCGTCAGGATGTCGCGAAGGCGCTCTGAATTCACGGGGTCTCCGTAAAACTTTTTGAGCGACTCGAGCAGCAAGTCGGACTTGCTCATTACTTCAAAGAAACGTCAAGTGTTTAACTGCCTTGACTTTTTCACATGCAGGACATCCTGCAAGGAACATGGGTGGGAGCGTGTGTGTGTGGGCCGGGCCCTGCGGCGCCGCCTCAGTGGGCCTCATGACGATGCGCGGCTTTTGGTCCTGGTGCGTCTTGCAGTATCCGTCGATTCGTGCGTGCCGCGTGCACCGCGTCCCCTTGCCCACGAGCCCGAGGCACTGGTCCGTCTTCACCTCGAGGGTAGCCACGTCACGCATGAGTGCTTCGAAAGGCAGGCGGTACGTCTTGGCCACGTGTTGCACCACGTTGCTCAGACGCTCAGAGACCCGGCGGTTCACCTCCGTCTCGATGACTGCCATGATCTGAGTCTCCATTCTACTTGGTGACTAAGCGGCTGGCTTCTTAAAATACGAATCAAGTGTGCGCATCTTGGGATCAAATGTTCCTCGTTTCGAGCCGGCCGTGGCCGCTGCGAAGATGGTCTGCTCGGCCCTGGCACCCACGAGCGGCTCCAACAGATCGCAGACTGGCTTCTTCAACTGGTTCGTGAAATAGTACTGATAGTCCACCTGAATCCCTTGCTCCTTGACCCATACAGGGTCTTCAGCCTTTTCGTACATCTTGGCATCCCGTGGCCCCGTCACGATTACAAACTGCACACGGTCACCCTGCTGCGGTTCCGACCCGGGCGCGCGCGCCTTGATCTTGTCCCTGACCGCCACGTGAGGCATGGGGACCTTGTAGGCCGAGGCCAGCTGCTTACTCATCTGGAGCTTCTCTATGGGAATCTTACCCGCCACGAGGTCAGCCGACGCCTGTCGCGCAAACTGTATGACGGGGCGGGGATCGTCCGAATCGAGGATCATCCCGAGCAAACTCTTGAGCGTCTCGCGAACGTACGGACAGCTGTCACGACGGACCACCTGCAGGCCCTTGACGTCAATCTTCTTGAAGACGACCACACCCCCCTTCTTTTCGTACATCTTGGCCGCGTAGCGCTTCTTGCTGTAGAGAAAGTACGGACAGTAAACCTTCTCGAGTTCCAGATCGTTCGGCTGTTTAAACAACCGCGTGCATTGCTCAGCCGCCAACTCACCCTGGACCCATGAGTAGTCGATCGCCTCTTGGCCCTTGCGGCCCTGAACGTCAAACTCGACCATTACAGAGTCGGTGTCCCCATACCGCACCTTGGCGCCAGGAAAGTGCTCCTCTACGTAATTCTTAGTCTCCTCGATCATCTGCCGGCCGCGCATGGTCACGGTCGACGCGATCGGCACGCACGGAAGCATGCCCTTGGAAGCGCCAGTGAACCCATAGATGCTGTTCATGCTGATCTTGTAGGCGAGCTGTTGACCATTGTAGACAGCCTCCATGGGCGTGCCCTCGGCCGCAGCCATCAGCTTCTTGGCCTTTTTGCGAAACGCCTTGAGGTCCGTGAGGATGGTGGGGAGGAGTGAGACGATGGGGTTCCTATCAGATCCGGACTGTGCAAATTTGTGAGGCCCGAACTGCTCGTACTCGACGCCAGGCAGGTTATCGTATCGAGGGTCCATGACGAGCGTTGAATAGCACAGATTGTGGGCGCACATGATGCTCGGGTACAGGCTCGCAAAGTCGAGTGCCGTCACGGGCCCGTAGTACGCACCCGTCTGAGCCTCGAGCACGGTCGCGCCCTCGTACTTGTCGTCCGCGCCTCCAGCTGGCCGTCGGAATGTAGGGATCAGGAAACCGAGCTGACGCGCCTTGTACGCCATCTGGCTGAACACCTTGATTTGTTGCCCTCGCTCGCTCAGAAAAGCCAGGGGGACCCAGCACGCCTTGGCCATCTCCACGAGGTTCTGAATCTGGCAAACCTTGGCCATGATGGCGTGCGGTAGCTCCGTATCCTTCAGACAGTACTCGGCGACCTCACCGAGGCGGGCCGGGTTACCCTCGGCGAACCGGGCGAAAATCTCCTTGACCGGCATGTCATTCTTCTGATCATTCAGAAAGTGCTTGGACACGTTATTCAGTGAGTACGACTCGAGTTTGTGCTCGCGCTTGATATCCTGGAACAGGTCGAAGACGTACCGGCCAACCATAGGCACCATCTTGAGCTCGTTGTTGCCGAGGGCGCTGCTCGAGAGGTTCTTCACGACCAGCTGCGACGGCTCGTCGGTCCGGCGGCCCCACAAGGGCTCGACACCATTGCGCATAGCGCGCTTGTAGAGATATTCGAGATCAAAGCCGAAGATGTTCCAGCCCGTGATGACGTCGGGGTCAACCTCTGCAAGATACTCACCGAACCGCTCGAGCAGCTCCCGTTCGGTCGTGAAGCTCTCACAGTCGTCCCCGTCCGTCTGCTTGAGGCACAGGCACCGGCGAAGCATGGGCGCGTCGGTTCCAAACTCCCTCGTGGTCATACCAATCTGAAAGACGACGTCACCGAGGATGGTCGGGCTCGGGAACGCCCCGGTCGTCGAGTGACACTCGATATCAAACGACATGATTTTGAGAGGAGCAATCTCGTCACGGTCGACGAGCGGGCGGAACTCATCAGCCCTGATATTGATGTCGCACCTGGTGTCGAGCTCAGCCTCACGATCATCAACCTCGATCCAGCCCGTGCTTCTGCAGCCCGACACGTGCATGAAGCGCAGGACCGGGTCGATGTTCGCCTCGTACACGGCCCAGTTGTCGCGCTCGAGACCCCACGCCGCCCCTCGCAGCGCCTTGTGGGTCGGGAACGTCAACTTGAAAAATCTCCGCGACTCGCCATTCTGAAACCCCCACAGATCCTTGGCGAGGACCGTCTCAATCTTTGCGTTCCGGACCTCTGGCACACGGTGTCCCGCCTTGGCAAAGAAATATGGGCGGAAATAGGTGGCGGCGGCGACCGACCGGCCGTCAGCCGTCCGGCCGTATGCACGGACTATGTACCTGCCGTCTTCTGTATCATGACCTTCCCAAGCGACAGCCTGAAATTGAATCATCTTAGAGAAATAGCGCATGTAGCCTCTAAGCACATGTGGGTGACGTGGTTCAAGACGTGCTACATGTGTGGGGCGCCCCTCTCGCCCACTGTCAAAGTTTCGACCCTCGAGGAGTTTGAGCGGGTGTGTATTTGGTCATGCATATGTCCACTGGACACATCACGAAATACCATGTTTTATAGGATACTCGGCCCGGACCGCATGGTCCGGACCTGTTTTGATTGTTTTCATTGGCGTCCATCATTTCAAAAAATTTTAAAAAAAGAATTTTTAAAAAATTTTCAACAAAGGAGGAGCCGAGCCGTCACCCACGCCGAGCTGTACCGCTGGGCCGAGCGGCTCGTGGCCTACTTTAAAAAGCCCGGTGAAGCTATTGACTACTGCGAAGCACGAAAGCAATGGCGAGAATCAAGAGGGTCCACCCGACCAGGTGATCCACCCTGCCCATTAATCCAATTTGGTCCGCAGACATTTTATTGAATTCAGCCTGGTATTGAGGGGGCTTGAAGGGCAGCCACATGAACCGACCAAATGGCACGATGGTCGGACCGAGCTTGTTGCGGCACTCGTACATATAGTCGTACCACGCCATGGCCAGGTACGGGAACCAAAGCAAAAAGAAAAGAACAAATAGGTTCTTGGGTGGGAGGAACCAATATCCACCCGCGAGCATCGCCGAGAAGATCACGCACTTGATGTTGAATGTGAAGGGAGCGCCTGGAAAGATGCCGCCCGCCATTTATTATTGGACCAGCTTAAAATCCGGGAAGAGGCGCCTCCACGGCCGGCGCGGCGCCCTCCCCCTCGTCCTCGTAGCGGCTGCGGCGGCGATAATACCGGCGACTGTACTCATCGTCACCCTCGAAGCGGGAGTAGCCGAACGGCGCGTAGCGCCAGATCAGGGTGCTCAGCACCATAAAGACCAGGGCGTGCACGGCCAGACCGCCCACCTTGGGCAGGCCCTCGGCCGTGGCGATCCAGCCGCCCAGGACGCCACGGACCGCCTGGAAGGCCATGGGGGCGGCGAGCAGCATGAAAAGCAGAGCCATCAGGATCTTCTTCGGGCAGATGAACATTTATATTAGGTCATGATTATTTTTTTTAAGGACGACTTCCTTCTTTTTTCTTAAGACCCCAACTTTTCTTGAAAAAAAACAATTGTTAAATTTTGTAAACAGTTTCTGAAGTTCGAGAAAAATTGGATTTTTGTTTCTGAGTCAACTTTGACGGCGGTACAAACTCATCCCTGCTGGAGATCCACACGGCGCCCACGTGGGCCCGCCATGGTATCTGGACCCGGTCGAGCACCTTGCGGCACAACACGCACGGACGGGACGTGCCCGGTTGCCCGTCCCTCCGGAGCCTCGTGACGACAATCTCACCGTATTTGCGATAGGTCCACGTTGAGAATTGGGCTGGAGAATTTCCGGCCCGCCGCGACATCTCACGCAAGCGGGATATCATCCTGCGCTCTGCACAGCACGTGCAGTTATTGACGACGTGCAACGCGCCTATGGTACAGGCAATGTACATGATTTTTAAGGTTCTCAAACGTTTATCAGTTGAGGCCAGTCGAGCCAAAGCCAGCGTCCCCTCGCCCCGTGAGCGCGGTGCACTCGCTGGGCACCTCACAAACCTCGGGCGTCACACACTGCTCCAAAATCAACTGGGCGATGCGGTAACCAGGGCGAATCACGAACGGCTGGATCGGGTCCAGATTCTGTAGGACCACCTTGACCTCGCCGGTATAGTCAGGATCGATCACGCCCGCGAGGGTGTCCAGACCGTGCTTCACGGCCAGTCCAGAACGAGGTGCAATACGTCCGTAGCATCCTGGGGGGAGAGAGACGGCGATTCCGGTCGAGACCACGACGCGCCTGCCCGGTAGCACAACGTAGTTGTCAGTACTGAAGAGATCGTAGCCAACGGCACCAGATGTGGCGCGCGCAGGCAGAGTTGCATGAGGAACCAGCTTGGTGACATTGAATGCCATACTGTATTTCTAGCGGTCATCGGCTTTAAAAGGATGACCCCTTAAAATTCAAGATGGCGTTCAAGTCCCTTGTGCTCGATATCGACGGCGTGCTGATCCGCGACCGCCGGCTGCTCGACCACGTCCGGCACAACTGCGTGCGCTACGTGGCTAAGAAGTTGCCCGAGTGCAAGGACCCGGCCTACACGAACAAGATCCTGTACGCCACGGCCGGTCACACGGCCCGCGGCCTGCAGAACAGCTTTGGAATCGACACGAGTGATTTCAACAGGGAGGTGTATGATAGGCCCGTGCGTGACCGCCTGTGGGAGGTTCTGAGCGGCTCGCAGTTTCAGGAGGAGGCCAAGGAGATTTATGACCTGACGCAGAACGGATGGCGAGTGACCCTCTTTACGAATGCACCGATCGAGTGGGCCGGGGAGGTGGCCCGTGCAATCGGTGACGATGTTTACGTGGTGTGCCCGGGCACAAACGTCGTCGAGTCGCCTCTCAAGCCGGAGGGTCGTGCCTACACTGACTTTGCCAAGCACCACACGCACATATTCGTCGACGACTCACTCACGAACCTCGTGACCGCCCGGTGGCTGCCAAACTGGCACCCGGTCCACTTCAATCCTGAAAAGAATGATCCGGTCGACTGGTGCCCGACGATCGGCTCCATCTGGGAACTCGGCCTGTTTGTAAACTCAGCCTCGGCCCAGATGGATAATCACGATATATTTTAATCTCTCGACAATAAGTAGATGGGCTGTTTGTTCCAGTCCAGGCCCGTCATATACGTGGTCCTGCCCTACTTTAACTTTTGTGGGTTCAAAAAGAGAAGAGAACTTTTTATAAAATTTGTTGATAGACTCAAGCTCAAGTGTGAGATCCGCCTGGTCATAAGCGAGATGGTCGGTCCGGCCCCGCTCCCGCGTCTGCCCGTCTGGAAGCACATTAGGTTTCCCACCAAGAATCGCGTGTGGGTCAAGGAGAGCCTCATAAACGTGGCTGTGAGCCACCTCCCCCCTGATTGGCAGTACATTGCGTGGATCGACGCGGACATCACGTTCTTGAACGACGAGTGGGTCGGCGACACCCTCAAGGCGCTCAAGGACGCAGATGTGGTGCAGATGTGGCACACGGCCGTCAACCTCGGGTCAGCTGACGAGGCTATCAAGGTTGACAAATCCTTTGCGTATATGCTCAAGGGGAGTGGGACCCCTTGGATCCAGAGCGACAAGTACGGCTACTGGCACCCCGGATACGCGTGGGCGTGCACGCGCCGTGCGTGGGAGCAGATGACGGGCCTCGTCGACTGGGCGATCCTCGGGTCGGGCGACCGTCACATGGCCATGGCCCTGGCGGGTCGGGCTGTTCAGAGCGCACCCGGTAACGTTCATCCCAACTATAAAACTCTTTTGGAAGAATATCAAAAACTGTGTGAAGGGCTACGCGTGTTGTGGGTACCGGGGACGATCCTTCACCACTGGCACGGGTCCCTTGCGAACAGGCGGTACAGGGAACGTTGGGAAATTCTTACAAAAAATAATTTCGATCCTTTAAAGGACATAGCCATCACCGACGGCCACGTCCTCCTGACCCGATCCGGTCTTAGATTTATTGAGGATCTGGATTCATATTTTCTGGGTCGCAAGGAAGATGATGTTGTGTGAACGTGAGGGTCCCGGGGTTTGGTGCAGCCAACCC